CGCCTTTATCCCGGCGCAATTGGGCTCTTGTATGGAAACGTTAACTCGTTTCACTAACTTTGACACCACCCAACTATTGCCTGCGTCCGTTTACTTGCTGTTGTGATTGGCCTTGATGTTGGGGGCGCAATCTACGACGTCTCGGCCTGGGCCTAGGAGCCCCAGATCCACGTTGTTCAATGCTTCGCGGATCGAAGGCTTCTGGAGAAAGCTGGCTGTTGCTCTCTCGGCTTTGTTGGCCTGTTGCCCGAGGAAGTCGCGAAACGCGGCGATGTCTTGGCCGGTTTTCACGCCTACGTGGCTCATGCCCTGCACGAACTGCAGCATCCTGCGATATTCGTCGGTCATGGTCCGCAGGCGCTTCGGGAATTCCTCGGTCTGCTTGTGAACGGATGACATGTTGGTCAGATTCGAAGTTACGTGGGTCCACCAGTCCCTCGACGGCACCGCCGTCCTCATCGAGTGTGTCTCGGTAAGGATTCGGTTCCTCGTCGCGATTTAATGAGGGGACTGACCAATGATCCTGAAGATTATCCAATTGGTTAGCAAAAGATCGAATTGCTTCGACACTAAATCCAGTACGACTGGCTATACAGTGCTCCATCAATGGGATGTCCTCATATCGTTGGGGCCACGTTCCACCTGTTGTCAACCAATAAGGCTTCTCCTGAGAACGACACTTCCTCCCCTCACGCCTAGTTTTCGTCGAAAGATGTTTTACACAACGAAGCACCATAAGTGCATAGTTAGACGTGACGGGGGTAAGGGGATCGGTCACCAGATACCCCTCAAGTCGATCAGCAGCTGCATCATCAAGCGGGACGGTCTTACTCCTGCTAGTAATGTGCAGCTTGCGCCATGTACGCAAAGGATCTTGGAAAGATGTATTCGTCGACCAAGGATCCGGGAAAACCCTGGCAAGGAAGCAAACGCCATGCTCTGGCTCGTATGCTTCCACCTTCAGGGTCAACCCACAATCCGAGGCCGACTTATTCCACCACTTTGCGAATGATCGGTCGAACAGGCCATCATCTCCGAAGGCGAGACCTATCATTTGGAATGCTTGTTCCGGTGTTAACTCAGGGAACTGCTGGCGTATCGAACAATACATGATAAAGGCTCCACAAGCCGTGTTGAGGTCACAAGTGGTCGGAGAACCACTCTTGACTCCAACACCAGCCTCATATCGGAAACCGAACCTCTTGGCTCGGGCTGGGCACGTTATCATCATGTCGCAATACTTCTGCAGTTCTACCTGGAAATCTGGATGACACCACCTCAGATATAAAGCATTCATGACGTGTCTCTGCAGCCACATGGAAATGGTACCATCTAAGTTGGAAAAGTCCCCCTCAACCGGGGTGTTTATACTAGCGACATACTCGCACACCCTATCGGCTATCTCCGGTGGTGTTAAGCCGGGGCAAAACCAGTGACGGTTCCATTCCGCATGAAAGATGGTATTACGGAACTCCAGAGTATATGTGGAAAATTTAACCAAGAAACGAGCATCAGGAAAAGATGAGATTATCCTGCCTGCCTTCATCGTTGGCTCATTCTTCACAAATGACTCTATCAACTGGCGTGGGGGCATATCCAACTCATTCCAAATCTGTTTGACCGCGAGGACTTGTGATGGTTTGTCCAACTCTCTTGCCGCACATTCCACGCTCATTGGGAAGCCTTCGCCAGGAACTGGAACAACCAGTCTCACGAATTCTTCCGCATAACGTTGGTACCGACGTGGTGGTGTTGATGTATTACGTACGAATTTAACACGACGCTCCAACGATATGGATAGACACTCCCATCGCTTTATCATAGGCATCATGTTCTCGTCCGTAACTATTGGTGCAGCATAAGTCCTCGCACTAGTCTCAGGCTCATCAGCTTCGAAGGGAGCGGGCCAGTGGACCCTTACTCCGGCAGGTCTACCAATACGGACCGGATCCGGACCGGTCGGCTTGGCACCTCGGAAGTACTGACCTACTAACGCCAAGGTTGAAGCGGCGTTATAACCCATACCCAACATACGACTAGTAACTGATTGGGCTGTTGTTAAGCCCATCAGGATGTCGAAGTCGGTTTTGCGCATATCGACAGAGGCATCTTCGCCCTCCCTGCCGATACTAATACGCAATTCGTCTCCAGTCATCCTGACCAGTGAATTCCAGCCTTCGCGACTGGAATCCTTAAAGTTCATATGTTGGATACGGCGCGCTCGCAAGTCCGTAGGCAACCACGTTATTTGCCAAGCAGAATATTGTGGCACCATCCAAACGAGTGCACGATGTGGGCAATCCTCCCATGGCCGTGAGTAATGAACCTTCTGGTACATTATCTTCCTTAAACCAAACCAGCTTAAAACCCAAGATGTCATTGAGTCAATTCGGGTGCGAAATTGCAAGTGTTCACCATAAGTTGTCCAATCCCAGACATTGTGCTGCCAGCTAGCCCCACCACTTACATCGTAGTGAATCTTGTTATCGATTATGCGAAAGGGTGAGTCTGCATCGACTCCACTGACAGTTAGGGGTTGGAAGGTGTGCAAAACGACAGGGTTCGGATAACCGAAATAATCGTCCGGGTTTCGGAGGTAATAGTCGATGTCAATGCCAACTACTACATCACCCGGCCTTGGATATGCTTCTTGGACGGACGCCCGTAAGTCCGCCACGGCGTAATGTTGATGTGCACGCCGATCCTCATCCAAGGTATGTCCACCTGGTGAAATCTCAAATTTCGTTGCACCTATGGAGTCAACGGCAGATACTATTAGGCAACGCGCTGCATCCCGGACGGCTCCGGAACGTGGGTGGCCATTATCAGTTAATCTGCTAGGTTGACTACGCAGGCTCGATTCAAGGGGGTACCAGTCGATTCTATGGTTACTCCTTGTCTGATCTATAAGGGCACGCTGAAATGCCCTTAGAATGGTGTTCGTTATCTCCGAGGGGTATGGGCCTTTCGCCAGATAACCTCTCAGTTGTTGTCGGTATTTCCAGATACCGTAGCAGCTGGCAGCACCGGCGACCACAGCCAGCGATTTGGGGTGGTCCGCGCACAACTCGACAACAAGAAACGCCATTTTCGCTTTAACGAGATGGGGTTAAGAAGAAACGAATATAATTAGTTAGTGGAAAC